TTGTTAATACTGTTTATTGTAACAGTTGCATCGTTTGCAGTAGTGGCTCCTCCTAATGCTGTACCAGCTACAGTAAGAGTTTCTCCTACTTTATAACCGCCAGTACCTGCGTTTCCAATAGCCACACTATAGGAGCCTCCACTTCTTGTAACATTGATAACAAGTCCAGTACCACCACCAGTATATGTGTATGCTGCACTGTTGTAAAGAACACTAGCAGCTACACTTGTAACTGTAACTGTAGCATCGTTTGCTATAGTAGTACCGCCTAAGCTTGTGCCAAGTATTGTTACTGTTTCATTAACAGCATAATCAGAACCTCCTGCATTTACTGTTGCTGTATAAGTTCCGCTTGTATTTGTTACATCAAAAGTAGCACTAGTACCGCTTCCTGAAGCAGTGCCTGTTACTGCAGTAAAAGGACGTACTCTATCTAAGGTTACGTTTGCAGTTGAAGTAGTAGCACCATTGACTATTGCAGTGGCTCTATTGGTATCAAGTGAAACCTGTCCTGTGTTAGCGTTTATATTTATTTGTCCACCCATGCCTGAGTGCTGTGAGCAGTAGTAGTAAAGGGTAGGCGCACCAGAGGCGACAGTGATTGTTGTCTGCGTAGAGCTTACATGAGTAACACCAGTGGTATACTCAGTTCCGCTATTATGTGTACCATCCGATGTAGTTGAAAATCTAAAGGGGTGGGCAGATGGATAGTTAAATGTATAAGTATAACCTTCTACTAAAGTAAGAGTAGGTTGTTGTGTACCATCTATGAAATATTTGTTAGAGCCACTAACACTCTGAACCGTTACTGTATAGGTGGTATCAACTGTAGAGGTAGCCGTTTGATATTCTGTTACTGTAGCTGTATCCATTTTTCTAGCTACTACAGCCCTACTTGACGCAACAGATTTTATACCTAAAACAGGTCCATCACCAGGTATTTCTGTATCGTTAAATTTGGCGTAACCCTTTAGCTTGGTGTAACCGCCCTCTTTGTTTACCTCAAAGTTTTGTAAAATAGTAGCAGAACCTACTGCGCTTACACCTTGTTGTAAAGGAGTAAGATTAGAGATTAAACCACCACTAAACTCAATAGGAAATGTAGACCATTGTGTTGGCATTAAAAATGTACTCTTCTATCTCTTATGTAGGGTGTTCTGTTTATGTAAATAGAACGTAAGTTTTTAATTTGCATTTCAAACTTTTGAAGGGCTATACTTGCTGCTTGTGTATCACCTCTAAACTGATAAGCATAATACATTGCACCGTCTACTATAGCAAATCTATATTGCTCTGGCAAGGCTGGTACGTCTAAAGGTCCTTCTAAGTCGTATCCTAATGAGTAATACTCATAGACTATAGTATAAGCTTTATCAGGTACAGGATGACATATTAATTCTCTACTTGGTGTTCTTACTATATGTGTCGGTACACCACGTATGTCTGCTGATGTATTAAACTCATCATCTGCATACTTTTCTATCCACTCTTCATATATTAAATGCTTTAACTTGTTAGTGCCTACATTAAGTGTATTGTCTCTTTTAATACGAAAAGAATCCATATCAACAGTCTTTGCATCTGTTGGGTAAAAATATTTCATAGTTCCTGCAGCTACGACAAGATCTGACTGTATATGGTTCCAAGGCCATTCAAACTCTTCTTGATTAATGTGTCTTATTGCAGAGTTTACGGAGTCTTTAGCAAGACTGTAATAGCCTACAGCACTAGCAAAGTTTGTGTCTGTTAATGCTACTTCATTTAGTCTAGCATTAACATCATTAACTAACCCAAGAAAATCATAAGCCATTTTTATCTATCCCTTACAGGTAATGTTATTGAACGCTCATAGGTTAGTCCTTGTGCCGAAGTAATTCTACACGTAGTCTTGTACCTTAAGTTATTAGTACCACCAGCAAACCTTGCAGTAGCTACGTTGCCAGATACAGTAGGGGCTACAAACTGTAATGCATTTACAGTAGTACCGTTAGATAGCGGTCCAGTCTTAGTACCGTTTTCATCCTCAATAAACCATTGTGCTGATACTAAACTGTCTGCTCCTAAAAACCTAGACCAGTCCACACTGAAGTCTGCTGTTTCATCTGGATCTTTTTCGGGCCATCTATAAGACATATCTTATCCTTAATTGGTTATGTATACTACTCTGTCTATGTTTACAGGTTCTATAAATACTTTTCTGTCTTCTGGTTTTACGTAAACAAAACGTGCTGCGTTTGATACTGCACTAGTAGACGGAGATAGTACTACTGTTCTATTTTCAAATGGTATATACACAGTGTATGTACCACGCACAGTAGGTGCTAATATTATAACTGTTCTGCCTCTACTGTAGCTATTAGCTATACTGTTAAAATCAAAACTTTCGCCTACAGGATTGTCAAGATTTTGTAGTATATTAGCAAGTAAACTAGATGATGTTACATTAGCTTTACCTGAAACATTAGGTAGTGTTGTACTTATGGTAGCCGATAGAGAGGCAGGACTTGCGGTGGCTTGTGCATCAAAGTCTACAGAGTTTAGAGTAGAGACTATTTGATTCAGTGTTGCCAGTGTTGTGTTTGCTTTACCGTTGATGGTAGGCAGGTTAACTGCAGAAGGACTTACTACTGCAGTGGGTGTTATGTTTGCTATTGCTGTTAGGGTTACAGAGTTTATGTTTGAGGCGGTTAATACACTGTCAATAGTTATACGTGAGAATCCACCAAAGTCAATAGCTGGTGTACCAAAAGTACCACTAACTGCTGGTAAAGACGTGTTTGCAATACCTGTAATCGTAGGTACGTTTGTAGCAAAAGAAGCGCTTACTGATGCAAGGTTAGTAGATAGACCTAGAGTTGTGTGTTGCGTTGCTCCAAACGGTGCATCTGAGAATGGTGCAAAGCCAAACATTATCTATCCTCTAATTAGACTAAGCTAAGTCTCCATGCGATGTAGTAACACAAATACTTTGATCTCTAGCAGTGGCTGGTGAAGTACGATCACCAGAAGTAAACTGAGAAGCATTTGCTAAAAGACGGCTAGCACCACGAGCTAAACAAGTGTATCGGTCTGATACAGGCCCAGTACCCCCTGCCTCTTGTCCATCTGCTCCCACAACATGATCGTTTGTACTCATGTGATTTGCGTAATTTTTGGTGAAGTGTCCTGTTGCATTATCGGTTACGGAACTCACGTTAAAACTTTGACGAATTGCACTTCCAACATGGTTATAATTAAGCCAAGCTCTAGCATATGAACTACGAGCAGAATCTCTAGCAATACTGGTCATTGAGCTATCTCCTGAATTGTAATTGTGCTTGCAGTCTGCCACCTGCCTAAACTATCACTGCCAGGATCTCTTCCTCTATTATAGGCTACGGGGTATGATGAATTATACCCTTTTATTTCTAGCCTATAAATTAGGCTTTGCCCTGACGTAAAAGAAGGACTATCATAAACTTGAAAAGACACACTTGAAGGAGCCATATAGTCTCCACTATATCCAGATGCAGATGAATGACATCCATATGATGAAGTGTTTATATTATCTGCATCCGCATATGAACCACTGCCACCAATCTGTCTGGTTAGCTTACAACCAACACCTTCTGCGTTTCCAGTATCGCCTTGAACATTTGTTCCAACAGTAACTAAAAGCTTAGAAGACGTTTGTCTCGGTGTTATTGAGCAAGTTAATGTTGTAGCATTCCAATCAGATGTTGAAAAAAGAGTTTCTGTTGTATCTGAAGATTGTGCAACCTGAACAACATGACCAGGTATGTTGACATTACCAGTAAAAGTACCACCACTTGCAGGTACTGCATCACCAACGCTAAACGTATTGTATTTAACAACCTCTATCTCATCACCTGCAGCAGCAGCAGTTGTAAGAGTAATTGCTGATCCGTTACTGGTGTAGTCTGTTGTCAGATCTAAAAGCAAACCATTCATAAATACCTGTACAAAACCTTGTGTGTGAGCTATAGTAAATGCAGTCTGACCTGCAGTAGCAGTAAAAGTAGTACTGCTAAAATTACCAGAACCCATGAGGTTTGATAAGTCTCTAGCTCTTGTCATTTAGTTTATCCTAACAGGGCATCTAAAGTTAATGCTTTCAAAGCGTCAGCGTCTGCTGCGTTAGTAATACGAGCATCTGCTGGTACATCACGTAAAGCTTGTTTCTGTGTAGCTATAGCAGCAGCACCTGACCCAGCTTCTAAGGCTTTCATATAAGATACATCTAAAGCTGCCAAACGTTCATTACGTTCTGATCTTAGATTGTCCTTATGTATCTCTCTAGCCTTGGTCATGTTTATTTCAACAGCGTCACCGTTGTATTGCCAAGCATCTCTGAATGTTCTATCTGTTGGTACAGTTAATGAAGATGCATCACGAACATCTCCGTTAATATTGATGTATGTTGTCATTGTGCAATTCTCCATGCATTTCTAAAAGAGCGATCACTAGGGATCATTTCTACAGGTACAATCTTTAAGATCGTTCTGTTTCCTTTGTAGTCTCGCCAAGTCTCTACTGGGCAGTCCTTCATAATTAAATACTCTATTGCTTCCTCTTCTGTCATAGGACCAATAGGTTCTGCGTATGGGTGTTCTTTTGGTTCTCCATCGGGTACATCTCTGTCACGCTGGTAAGTCTCTATAGGTGGCAGTATCCCACCCTCTAACGCACAAGCCATCCAGTTAGGATCTGGCACTAATACCTTAGCTGGTGCATCTGGTTCTCTAGGATCTTCAAACAGTACACGATACTTAGATTGTACTGGCTCTAGTATTGCCTTAGCTTCTGCTAGTCTGACCCATAAATGTTCATGCTTCATGCTAAGTCTCCCATAGTTCCATGAAAGGTAAACTCGTTGTCTGTTCTAGTACCACCATGATTAGCAGAACGGAGTTGATGAGATTGAGATGTTGTATTTCCATTAGCACTATTATGAGGAATAAAACCATGATCACCATTTGAACCACCAGTTCCTGAAGATGCTCCGAAGTGACAATAATTTGTATTATTAAAGCCGCTTGTGTAATTTATTCGAGTATACCCTGTAGAATCATCAACTAAGCTACTAGTATTAAGGCTATCTCTTATTGCCTGTGTGCCTGTCTGGTTGATATTACTCCAAGCTTTTATAGACCCATTGGTAACAAACGTAGTCGGTACAGTTGTTGTGCCATCGTTGAGGTTAGATAT